CCAGCTGCAGCCTGCGCGGCCTGCTGTGCTGCACTGCGAGCAGCAGCGACTATTTGACCAAGAGACGTTGCCGAAGGTGCCATAGTAACTACCTATCGAGGTTCATGACTTCACTGAGGGGTGTATCCATGTCGACTCCCCACTGATCGTCGCGCTCGGATCTCTTCTGACTCGCTGCAATCTCTGCTTGAGACTCGTCAATCAGCCATCGACGAATGTAGACTGGCATTCTCCGTGCCTCTTCAAACCCGAGCTTGTAATACTGCACAACATGCTTTAGCTCTCGGAGTATAGGCACTCTACTGGCATCACTCAGTCCAAAAAAACAGAGGCCCAAGAGGAAGCGTGTTCTTGTTCTCGTAATTGCAGCTTGGACAATTCCATCCAACCCCAAGATCAACTCCTGGCTCATTCGAATCAATAAAATTCCTAAGAGCACGAGCGTCGCCGGCGGGCATCGAAGCAACAAACTTAGAGATCTTCGACTTATCAGTGACTCCGTCAACGGAATCAATGTGCGTCTCTAGCCTCGAGGTGACAGAACCTTCCGGTGCGCCAGGGAAGAGTTTTTGCTTCCTCTCTAGCATTGCTGTATAGTCTTCCTCTTCTTTGCCGGTCATGAAGTGAAAGTGAACTCTCTTTCCCGACATAGGCAACACAAACTCGAAGAGATTGCCTCCACTGACAGGTTCGAGCGTCAGCGGCTTCACATCGAGTCCACCGATATCGAACTCTTGCTTGGAGACTGACTGGCAGGACTGACAACCAATATTGGCAACGTAGCGGGAACCGTATCCGGTAATCCTGATACCCAGTGTGATCGCGAGCCTATCGCCAGAAATCAGCGATTTGGGATCTATCCTCTTGTCGGATATGCAGGACTGGAGAAGGGCAGAAATTGTTGAACCCTGCTTCTGTAGAGCTCGAGACATGAGTATGTCTTCCTCGCGCGCCGTCATTGCCTTGATATCGACAGCATCCACTCCGTGAAGAGGATGCCCCTGGGGATAGACAAGACCGTTGGACGGAAGTGGAATTCTCTCCACTGGGACCTCGTAACCAAACTCATCTCGGAGTATGTTAGAAGTCGGCATTGACGATGCCATCTGAGAAGCTGCAGTATCAGCACTCTTAGAATTAGAAAAAACCTGATTCTTTCGAGACATGTGAGAGTCTAGAAAGAATCAGGCCTTTCGTAAAGGAGACTAAATCAGAATTGAAGGACGCAGGAGTCCATTCGAAGCGTGAGCGAAATCGACATCGGCTCGTCACCGTTGTAGTCAAGACCGCCAAAGTCCGCTGACTTGATGAAGACACCCTTCATATCCCAAAGCTCAACGACTGTGCCGATGGGATCAAGCATCTTGAGCTGGCAGTCACGCTTGTAGAAGTCAGCATATCCTGCGCGGCCGCTAATGTTCTCATGATGCGTACGGATCCACTCCATGACCTGTTGTGCACCAGAAGGTGCAATAGGATCGTGAAGCTCTAGCTTGAGGTCTCCGAACTTCAGCTTTCCACCTGCGATGTAGCGCTGTGTGTTGATCCAGGGGATTTCCTTGGACTCAATCGTGAAGCTTGGGCGAGCTGTGCTCTTGACGATGAATGAGTCGATCCCTTCGCAAGCAAAGATCCACCGATGCTTGCGCTTCGGTTCAAACTTGTTTGGAAGCATATCTGTTACGCTTAGTGTCTCGGCCATTCTGTCTTTCTCCTAGTTCAAGCTGTGATTACGTTGTTAAGTTCAAACGACAGGCTGATGAACTCAACAGAACGCGTGGGCTTAAGGTAGATCTGGCCCCGGATCGTATTGTTCTCAATGTCAGCCTGAGTCGTCGTAGAGGTATCTATCACGACAGTGAATCTGTCGACACCGCGCTGCTGCTGGATATTGCTCAGAGCTGATGTTACTCTAGCTCTGAAATTATCAAGTGTGTCAGAGTTGTTGGGCTCAAAGAGGAAGCCGTTTGAAATCTGTCTAACGGTTCGTCTCATTGAAATTAGCAGGCGACGGACGTTAACCCTGTCGAGAGCTGTTGCAGCTCTCTGGAGAGTCTTCTGACCGAAGACGACGATTGATCCTCTGCGAGCAAGAATCGGGTTGATACTGACGGCGTAGAGTGTATCTGCATCAGCGTCGGTTAGGTCAGAAGACAAAGAGCTGACCGTAGCCATTGCACCTCTCACGAAGCCTGCCGGTGCAAACCAGGGATAGGCCACGCTGTCGTTTAGAGCGAAGGCTCCGAGAACTGCGACTGAGGGTGCTGTGCGGCGGATCGTCGTGCCGTCGAAGATGTTGACGTCTGGGAAGTATGTGGCAACAAAGGAGCTGTCGAGGCCGCGAGAACGGAAGGCTGAGACAGTATTCGTTAGATTGACTATCGTGCTTGACCCAGTGATCTCAGCGTTGTTCTCGTCCTTCTGCTCGAGATCCATGATGTACATCGCGTCAAATCTGTTCTCAACTGCAGAGATTGCGTAATTGGTGATCGTTGGCGCCCTGATTCCGGGAACTGCAAGGAGCTGTATATCAGCCTCTGTCTTGTTGCTTATGACGTCGATGGCTTTCTTGTAAGAGGCAACTGTCGGTCCAAGTGTACCACCCTGTCCAGAGTCAGCAACTTCTCTTGCTGCTGCCACGTTTGTGAGCCTGTACTTCTGGATGTCAAAGATATTGGTTCCATTGAAGCCGCCGACGAGGGGAACGTTGAACTTGACGAACTTAATGTTGTTGGCGTCGTTCTTCAGGTCGTTGATTGTGAGTGCTCTTGTCTTTGCTGCATCGTCAATCGAGATAGACCCATTTCTGACGTATGATGCTGAAATCCACTGAAGTGGATCAGCATAGGTTGAAGATCCCGTGGCGACTCTAATTCTCTCGCAGGAGAACAGATTGTTGTTGAACAAGTCTGTGTCGTAGACAGTGCCACCCGAAGCTGCAGCTCCGTTGCTATCCCTAACGAAGAAGTTAGCGTACGTTAGGTTCATACCCGGGAGGAACTTCAGGTGGCTAGGAGAGTAGGGGCTGTAGACTGCTCTGCTGTTTGGCTCTGCAAGAGTTCCGTAGTAGTCAGTCATATAACCCCACGAGACTCGAGTCGAAGCTATCGTTCCAACGACGAGGCTTGGCCTGAAGAGGAAAGGCGGCTGGACAAGCTTCTGGAACGCGTCAGTGGATCCGACTGCAAAGAAGTTAGTGATGCCCGTCGGTGTTGCAGCTATTGGGCTTGAACCCGATGTAATGATGTGTCCGAGGCCCCTAAATCCGAACGGAAGAGCATCATCGGGAACATTGCCTACGAGAAGGTCATTGGAGATCTCAACTCTAATTCTGGGTGATCGAACTTCGTAGTCGCCCGTGCTGTTGATCTTCTGAGCCGCGGCGGCTCGATCAAAGTCGAAGAATGTGCGAAGGTCTCCAATAACTCTACCGATGTATCTCTCTGAAGACTGATCTAGAGAAAGTCCTTCATATGCCTCAAGTGGACGCGAATCATCAGCATCTGAGAAGTTTCTAACTGCGAGAGAGAAACGCCCAAAGAGATTGTTGACATCCTGACTAGGAGTGACATTATAGATCTGAACTTTTATGGAGTTGTAGGACTGATCTCCGTCATCGAGTGCGTGAATCTTGAAAAGATCGTAGCGAGAGCCACCGAAAGTCTGAGAAGTGATCCACGGAGTCCGCGCATTTTCAAACCTCTCTCGGAAGTTCTCATAGTTAGGTGCATTTGTCGAGCTAGCGTTTCTGGCCTGGCTGCCCGTAGCTACGAAGACTGCATGCTCGAAGGCGCCAGCCTGTGTGAAGAAGGTATTTCTTATGACGCCAGAAGATGTGACGACAGCCAGCGACTTGGGAATGTCATAGTAAGTGTAGAGGTAGTGACCCTTCTCGTTAAGAAGCAGCGGGTCGCTGTTGAATGCACCAACAAAGCTCTCAGGAGTATCAAAAGAAGCAGTGATAACGTTGCTCTCAGAGCTCTTGAGTCCGTTTAAAAGGACTGTGAAAGTGTTCGCAGCGACATTGATCGATCCAACAGAGGAGCCACCAGGCGCAGCAGCATTCAGGCTGACCGTATTAGTAATTCCAGAGATGCTACCGCTTACCGTCACGGCAACACCAGAGGCAGCCATGAGTATCGCACGGACTATTGGGACAGACCTTGAATCAGTCTGTATTCCTGCAGAGCTGAAGATGCTTGATCCTGCGCTCTCTGACATGAAGCATCCGAGGAAATAGGTTCTGCCTTCCGGACCGCCCGCCGTTGCGTAGCTGTTTCCGCCCAAGAAACCGTTGTCTCCGACCAGATTTTCACCTACAACAAAGCCTGCATTTGTCACTTGACCTGTCGAAGTATTGCGCGCCTTGCCGTCACCAGCGCCCAGGACTCTTACGAAGGTAACGGAGGTGCCCGGAACAGACATGTACTCTCGAGCAGCAATCGCAGAGTCTGCACCGTTTGAAGAATCTCCAAATATTGCGTTGAAATCTCTAGTGCTTCCAACTGTGACCGGCACAAATGCTGGTCCCTTGTTTGCAGCGCCGATGATGCCTGCTGGAATTCCGGCAGGAGAAGCTGCTACAGGAGCTGTGTTATCAATCTCTGAATAAGAGATTCCCGGGCTGGTTCTAGTTGTGGCCATTTATCGCTCCGATTCTAAATATCATACGAACTGGACGCCCGTGTTGTTGATGATGAAGTCGATGACGATGTATTCAACAGCTCTTGTCGGAACGATAATAATTCGAACGTTCATTGTGTTGTTGATTATGTCGCTCTGCGTATTATTTGTCTCATCACAAATAATTCTAAACTGCTGGACACCTTGCTGGTTCTGGACGTTTAGAAGAACGGGTGTTGCTGAAGCTACAAAGTTTGCTCTGGTGGCTGCATCATTCTGGTCGAACAGGAACCTTGATGCAACCTCGCCGACGTCTCTCTTCAGTGCGAGAACCAATCGACGGACGTTGACTCTGTCGAGAGCGCTCTTTGTTGACTGCAGTGTCTTCTGCCCAAAGATGACGAATCCGGTGCCAGGGAATCTAACGATAGGATTGATCCGAGCTTCATATAGATCATCTCTATCAGTGCTGTTAAGCCTGCAGGTTGTCGATGCAACATTTGAAAGTGCCGTCCTGTTGAAGCCGGCAGGTGCGAACCAGGGATTCGCAAGAGCGTCGTTCTGGGCTAGTGCTCCGAGAGCAACTGAAGATGCAGCTGTCCGTATGCGTGAACCAGTGTCAGCATCAACAACTGATACATCTGGGAAGTATGCAGCGACGTAGCTGTTATTGATCGCTCTAGAAGAGAATCTGCTTATTGTATTTTGAATGTTGGGCAGCGCAGTGTTGTATATTCTTGCGCCCTGATCATCGTAGATGGGAACATCCATCAAGTAGATTGCGAGCTGGTAGTCTTCAGCAGACTGTGAGTAGTAGTCAGTTACAAGCGGATCTTTTATCCCTGGAACTGCAAGGACGTTAATTCCGGTGTCAGACTTATCTGTAATGATATCTGCTGCCACGTTGTATGAATTAACATAAGCATTCGAGAGACCAGTTCCGGGAGTAAATCCTCTTAATCCGATGTCTAGAGAAGCCTTTGCCTTTCCTGCGCCTTCACTGGAGCAAGCTCTATCATTTAGAGCTCCCATGTCTCTCTCGAGGATGTTAGTTCCGGCAAATC